ATTACCTGTGGGTCTACCTGTGCATTCCATTCTTTCTTCTTTATAACGATCAAAACCTTTTTTATCGTCTGAATAAATTTTATTGTTAATAATTTTCATAGTGATTCTCCTTACTGTGATCCCTGAACTAAAGTATTTGCTGATCCTGCAGGACTAGCATTATTTTGCATATTATCTTGACGATTTCTTCTCGCCTGATTTCGTAATCCTTCTATAGCACCTTTATATTCATTTGTGAACACAGCACTAAATGTTGTATCTTTCATATACAAAAATGCTTCAATCATCGAAGCATAAAATAAAGCATCGTAACAAAAGTCAGTAAAATAATTATTAGGTGTAGCAGATGTTAAAGTAGTTGGTCTTGCAACATAAACAACTTCACCTTGATATGCTGAAGTAGGAGTAGGTGCTAAATATATAGAAGAGTTATTAGCAACTGAGTAATACTTAGGAACTCCAGTTGAGGTATCAGCATAAGGCCAATAGTCATTAAGAAACTCTTCAGTTCTTTGAAGTAAATTAATTTTGCTTCCACTAGCTCTTAGGTTGACATGCCTAATAATTCTTGTATCTTCTGCAACAGAAACAGTTTGATTGCTAACGACACAAGTAATAGAAACAGTGGTATTTAAACCAATATCATCCAGTTCTTTAATTAATCTATTTTCAGCTTTGTTTACAAATTTAGGAATTTGATTTACAAACTCTGTGCCTTTATTTTCTGCTGTATTAATAATATCGTTTACAAGGTAGGTATAGTCAACCATAAGCTTTATCCATAGTAAATATAGAATTTTCCACCATCGCTAGAGCCAGACAGTGAAACTTTGCCACTACATTTTACACCAACATCATTAAGATATACATTGTCCATAGTGTTTGCTGTTAGTGCAGCATGTTTAATTCTAGTTCCATTCTGATCACCAACCACTAATTCAGATGCAACCGTTACTGAAAAAGCGTAAACTTGCACTCTGGTATCTGCAATCGTAACACTTGTTACTGCATCGACAAAAATACCGTTGCCTCCAGCACCCCCCGTAACTTGGGCTAATCTAACATTTGACATATGATTCTCCAATCAGAGTAAGAGGAGAGATTTCTCTCTCCCCTTCTCTTAATTTTAGTTACCCTGATTACCAAAGAAACCTCTCCAATCGGAGAAACCAAAGCTATAACGCTCTCTAGCCTTAAAGCGAAGGTTGCCCGTATCGAAGTCAGGCTCCATCTTGGTCTGCAGTGGCGCACGAACAAACATCTTTGTACCGTTAGGAACATTTGTCTTAACGAAGAAAGCGTCTGCATCAGTGAATCGACGGTTGATAAACACACCCTTTGGAAGCATAGACATGCTTTGAATTGAGTTTACGTCATTCCAACCTGCAGGGTTGGTAGCAGCTTGTGATCCACCAAGAGTGGAAACTGTACCAGAAGCAGGAATAAGAGTGGAGTTCAACAGTGCGTTTGATGTTGCCCAGTTATCGGGAGCAACATGAAGTGATTCTGCACTACCGCCAACGAGAATGCCACGATCATCCTTGATCTTCTGAATGGTCGTAAGGGCAGTCTCAAGTGAGGCAAACGAAAGGTCTGCCGCAGTAAGTAGGTTCGACTGTGTGCCGTTTACAGTTGGATGAGAAGCACTAAAAAGTGGTTGCCCATCACCACCTGCATAGGCAGCATTAAAACCATTGTTGAAAACATCTGCAGCTTTTACCTGCTTGGTGTTGCCCATTGCTCTTGCAAGGGCTTTAGCCCGAAGCTTGGCAAAAGTATCATACAGATTATCTTCCATAGCTTCTTCGGTAACAGCAAAAGCAAGTGCAATTGTTTCGTTAGTATAACGAGCAACATAGCTTTCGCTAGCTTCGTCATAAGTAACAGCAGCACCTTCTGCTTTTACTGGAGCATTACCGAAGCCTGTGAACAGAACTTCTTCTTCAAATGCCCGGTCTGAATTTTCAATTTCAAACAGCGGAACATGCTCATTCTCAACTTCCCCGTATTCCAAACCAAAAATAGCATTTAGACCGGGAAGCAGTTGTTTGCTAATACTAGCTCTATTAATAGCCATAATTTAACCTCCCTTAAATACCAGATGGTGCAGACAGAACAGCGTCTACATGTTTAACAATACGAACTTCAACGACAGGGAATGCTCTTTCAGCAGAAACAGCAATATCATTACCCGGAACGTCCTCAACACCAATAGGTCTTACTGGAAGAATAGTGGTGTTACGAGTTGAAGCTTTAATACCAAACCCAGATTCACCTGTAAAGGTGCTCCCTGCGCCTAGAGTCAAGCCGAAGTTCAACTGGTTGATATCACCTGCACTGAGCGAAGCATCCGCTTGGATGAAATAAGTTGAGGCAGGGTTAGTATCTACCATTGCTTTAATATTAGAAGCACTGGTATTGGCTGGCCAATATTGCTTGAATTTTGGCTCACCGTTTTCTTCATAATAGACTCCCTGAAAAACACCAACTGCATAGTCAGCATCCGCCGAAACGGGTTCAATATTACCAAGGCTGGTCTTTACCAAGTCACCTGTGAAGATGTTTCTTGCATCCCCAGAAGCGATAGGTAGTTCGTCTACGCCAGTGGAGTTAGTACCTGAACCACGTTTACGAGCAGGAAGGAAGCCACGAAGGTTTTTAGTGGTAGACATATTGTCTCTCCTTTCCTAGTTGCACCGTTCCCTGTTATTATTCTTGAAAACTAGGTCGTCTTCCTTTAGTAACAGTCGAACGATTATTATTTGTGATAGGCATACGAGAATCTGAATTTCTTTCTAATTGAGCATTCACTGCATCCATTAGTTCTCTACTCTTATTCTCATAATACCGTTTACGAGCAGCAAGCTTGCCAAGTGGCATTTTAGCCAAAGCTAAGTCTCCACGACAGACTGTACCAGCATACCGCCCTTCCTCTTGAACGATAGAGGACATAGATAATTCAGGAACTTCTTCAGGGTCTACAAAAGTCCAACCTTCTGCTTGTTTCTTACCAACATTCTGGTAATCATCTTGGTTGCGTAATGTAATGCGAATCCATCTTAGACCCATTCCCTCATTTTCAAAGCGTCTATATACGCTCTCAGGAATCTCTAGAGCATTAGGCTCTTCATAGGTCCATTCGGTTTCTTCTCTAGAATTATGTTCTCTTGTATCAATGCTACGTTCTTTAATTTCTTTCCGTGTATCCATTTTACTATACTCCACGCTTAAATGTTATATCTGTATATTCACTGTCTGATTTATCAACTTTTAGTTTCTCAGCAGCATATACCTCAAGTGGTATGTTCCATTTCTGAGCTAGTCTCACATCTTCTTGAGATAGCTTTATCTTTTTATTAGAACTGGTGGGACTGCGTGATGTTCCCGCCACCACCTGAGAGGGTTGTCGAGTTGTGCTAGCTTCAACACTCTCTTCTTGATTAAACTTATGTGGAAATTCATTCCGTAGTCTACGATCAATCTCGTCATAAAAATCTTGTTCTTTAGGATCATAACCTGTTTGTTTTAGATCTGCATCAATTGCATAAGCTGCTGCAGTCATAACTGAATCCTTACCGAACCATTCATTATTTTCTACCCAATCAACCGCTAACGCATCAGGTTGTTGAGGAGCTTGTTGTTGTACTTGTTGTTCTTCTTGGGCTGCATGTTGTTTTTCATAATCCTCTAGTGCATATTGATGTCTTTGTAGATCATTAATATTATTTGATGCCCTTTGAAGTACATCCAAAGCTGCTAGAGTTCTCTCTGGATCACCAGAATTATAAGCTTCAATATAATCATTTTTGGCTAGTGCCATCTGTTCTTCTAATTGTTTTTGAGAAACTGATGAATTAGCCTTTTGAGTATCAACATACGTTCTCTCCATATTTCTTAGATTTTTTTCTAAATCTGTTTTTTCTTGTAGGAGAGCTTGAATACGCTCGTCTCTTTCCTTTCGTTGTCTAACAAGATTTCTAATTCTTTTTTGAGCACCTGACGTTTCAATACCGTCAAGCTCTTTAATAGGTTCTTTCTTTGCTTCTTCTAATTCTTTTTTAGGTTGTTCGATCTCCTCTGCTGTTTCAATTTCAGTAGATTGTTCGATCACCTCCTTTTCATTAGAATCATCTTCAACTTCAAAATCAACCTTCTCTGGAATTGTAACGTCACTCCATTCCGAATTTTCATCACTCATTTAATTTTCCTTTATACGCTGTTTCGACACAGGCGGTTACGAATAATTTATTATACAATATAATTTTAACTAATGCAACTACACTAGTTAGATAAATTAAAAGTTGGATCTAAATCTTTTGGATTTTCAACTCGCATAATAATTTGGTCATCATATAAAAGAATTAGTTTAACTCCTTTATAATGAAGCTTAATACCTGCATTTTTACCATAGCATACATAATTACCTTCTGAACACCAAGGAATATCTGCAAATTTATTTGTATCTTTATATGCGAGATCACCAACTTTTAAAACTTTTCCTACAGTTGTAAGATAAGCAATATCATCTTTTGTCGAGTCTGGTAAAAAAATACCACCCTTAGTTTGACTTTTAACTGAGATTGGTCTGACTAAAACATGATAGCCTGGAATATCTGGTAGAATATCTGGATCAGGAATATCTTCTTCAAATCCCGTAATCCATTGATCATTCTGAATAGCTTTACTTAAAGCTTGAACTTGCATGGTTAATTCTCCTCATTATCATAGTATCGTTTTTTTACAATTGAAAGAATATTATTTCTTGCCCATGAAATTCCAGAATGGAACCCTACTAATTCTTTATATGTTGCGTAGTCGGAAGCTGCTCCTTCTACTAAGTTATTTTGTACTGAAGCCATTTCTTTTTCGTATGACTCAACAATTTCATCCCATAAATTCATTTAGATAAATACTGCCCCAATAATAAATGATGCTGCACCTACAATTAATACTTTTTTCCAAATACCACAAGGAGTTTGATGCCCTTCTGGTAGACAGCTACAGGATCCACACCCTACAACTGTTTTAAATTTAAACATATATTTTTTAC